AAATGAGTTTAGTGATTTAACTGATCCAAGGCAACAAGAAATACAAATGCAAGAAGCTATTCACAATGAAGCAAGAGCAAGATTTTTATCTGTAGAGTTGAGATTTTTATCCAAATCAATGCAACCTGTACGTTATCAAGTTGCTGCTGCAAGGCAAGTAGCTAAAGAATTATTAGCTAAAAAAAGATTAAGAGATATTAGACCCTCAAGATTTAGTAGAAACGAAACTAAAGCTGCAAAAAATGTAGAAGCAGCTATGAAAAAAGCTGATACGTTAGAAGCAATAAAAGCAAAAAAATCACAGTTATTAAACAATCAATTAGCTAAAGAATCATTAGAAATAATAAAACAATTTGATAACGCAACTAAATTATTTAGAAGCGTATTTCAAACAGATAAAACATTAGATAAGAAAAATTTTAATACTGATTTAGTTAATGTCGCAAAATCTATTTTAGCTGCTTATGGATTTGGACCTGCTGTTGATAAACCATCACAATATACAGAAAAATTACAAGCATATAATCCTGATATGTTTGAACAATTACGTCCGTTAATAGAGGATTTAACTAGAGAAAGTAATCAAGATATTAAAAATTTAACTTACGAAAAATTTGAAACTGTATACGAAACAATACAAACATTAATGTTTCAAGCAAGACGAGATAAGCAAGTTGAAATAGATGGCAAAATATTAGATTTAGAAGTGCCTGTAAATGAGTTATTGGAAACAATGGCAAGAATGGAAACACCTGATCCAGTAGGAGCTACAGAGTCACCAAGCACTAGAACAAGATTTGCTAGAGCAATGCAACAAGGTAAATCAATGTTAAGACGTATAGAACATTGGGCAGATGGTATGGATGGTGCAACCAAAACTGGTAAAGGTTTAATTGGTAGTGTTGTTTTAGAACGTGATGAAATCCAAGCTGGTCCATTTACAAGATATATTTGGCGGCCAGTAAAAAATGCCCTAAATAAATACAGAATAGAAAGATCAAATTACACTAAACGCTATTCACAAATGATAAGTAAATTAGATTTAGGTCAAGGTCTTATTACATCTGGAGAATTAGGGTTTACATTTGGTAATGCAAATGGTCAATACGGTAAAGTCGAAATTCTTGGTGCTATGTTGCATACAGGAAATACAAGTAACTTAAGGAAATTATTATTAGGTCGAGGTTGGGGTGATATTAATGAAGACGGTTCATTAAATACAAGTAGATGGGATACTTTTGTAGATCGCATGATTAATGACGGAATTTTGACTAATGAAGATTTTGTGTTTTTACAAGAAGTCTGGGATTTAAACGAAGAAATAAAACCACTAATACAACAAGCTCATAGAAAAATTTATGGATATTATTTTAAAGAAGTAGAAGCAACACCTACAGTTAACAGGTTTGGGTCATTTAGAGGTGGTTACGTTCCAGCCAAAACAAGTCCTTTTTTAGTTGCTAATACAGAATCAAAAGCAAAATTAGAAGATTTAAGAAATGAATTTAGACAATCATTGCCTTCTACTGGTAATGGTTTTACTCAAGAACGTGTGGAATATAACAAGCCATTATCATTAGATTTACGATTAATGACTAAGCATATTGACGATACGATACGGTTTGCGTTTGTACAACCTGCAATAGAAGATGTATTTAAAATTTTAAAAAATAAAGATGTATCTACACGTTTGCAAGAAATAGATCCAACAATTATGGACGATGCATTAATGCCTTGGCTTAATCGTTCTGCTAGGCAAACAACTATGGTTGCAGGTCGGTTTAAAGGATTTGATAAGTTTTGGACAAAAGTTAGAGCCAGTACTGGTGTTGGGATTATGTTTGCAAATATAAGAAATGGATTGCAACAATTTACTGGATATTTCCCTGCAATGATAAAAGTAGGACCGTCATATTTAAAAAATTCATTAGCTCAATATGTACAAAACCCAATGCAATTTCAAGAAGAAATAGCAGAACTATCACCTTTTATGAAAGAACGTCAGTTTAACCAAATATTTGATGTGCAAGATACGTTAAATCAATTATTAATAAATCCAAATCAATATCAAAAAATTCAAAAATGGGCAGAAAGGCACGGATATTTTATGCAACAAGCATTTCAAAATCAAGTTGATACTGTAGTCTGGTCTGCTACTTATAACAAAGTTTTAACAGAAAGCCCAAAAACAATGTCTGAAATTGATGTACAAAAAGAAGCTATACAACAAGCAGATGCAAATGTGCGTTTAACACAAGATAGTTTACAGGCAGAAGATTTAGCAGCATTTCAAGTTGGGTCACCTTTTTATAAAACTATGGTTCAATTTGGTGGATATTTTAATATGATTGCAAATTTAAATGCAACACAATATAAAAAATTATTTAAAGATTTAGGATGGCGAGGAACAAAAGGGCAATTGTTTATGACATATTTATTAGGTTTTGCTTTACCGGCATTTGTTGCAGATTTAATTGTAAGAGCAACAGGTGGTGATCTTGATGATGAAGACGAAGATGGTTATTTAGATGATGTCGCAGGTTGGTTTTTTAATTCACAATTTAGGTCTGCATTAGCTTTAGTACCTTTTGGGAATATTGCAATTGTTCCATTTAATTCATTTAACGATTTACCATATGATGACAGGATGACTCTTAGCCCATCTATTTCAACATTAGAAGCATCAACTGTTGGTACTGCTAGAACTCTTATCAATGTTGCAGATCCTGATAAAGAACTTACAGGAAAAAATGTGAGAGATATATTATCATTAATGACTTTAATTACTGGTATACCATTTACATCTATAGGCCGTCCAATTAGTGTTCAGTTCGATATTAATAGAGGTGTTATAGAGCCGGAAAATACACCAGACTATATAAGATCATTAATAACAGGTAAAGCTAGTCGCAAGAGTCGGGAGTAAAAGGTGTGACCGTAATACAAAGATTTAAAGCTAACCTTAATAAGATAGTGAGAATGTCTATTTAATGACAATAAATTCGACTACAAGAAAGACGAATGCGTTAGTTGGTAATGGTAATACTGCTACATATCCTTTTGCGTTTAAAGTTTTTACAGACGCTGATGTTGTTGTAAAAAAATTAGAAACCGCAACAAGTATAGAAACCACATTAACTCTTGGGGCAAGTAATGATTATATAGTTACTTTAAACTCTGACCAAAACGGAAATCCCGGTGGAAGCATAACTTTAAGGTCTGGAGGTAGTGATCAAAATTTAGCAAGTGGTTTTCAAATTGTTATTACTTCTGCTTTAACACCATTACAAGGTACAGACTTAACTAACCAAGGTGGTTTTTATCCAGAAGTTATTAATGATGCATTAGATAAATCAGTAATTTTACATCAACAGCAACAAGATGAATTAGATAGGTCTATAAAATTTTCATTAACCAATGTTATTGGAAGTCTAGAAATAACAGAAAACGCAGCTAATCGTGCAAATAAAGTTTTAGGTTTTGATAATTTAGGTGAGTTTGAAGTATTAAAAGAATTAGGAACATATAGAGGTGATTGGGCTGCCAGTACTGCATATGCAGTAAGAGATCTTGTAAAGGACACATCAACAAATAATATTTTCTTTTGTAATACAGCACATACATCATCTGGCTCACAACCATTAACAACTAATACTAACTCTGCTAACTGGGATCTTATTGTAGACGCAGCGTCAGCAACTACTGCACAAAACAATGCAGCATCATCAGCTACAGCATCTGCAAACTCTGCAACAGCAGCAGCTAATAGTGCAACAGCAGCAGCAACTAGTGAAAGCAATGCATCAACTTCCGCATCTACTGCCACTACTAAAGCTTCCCAAGCAGATACTGCAAAGACCGCAGCAGAAACTGCTAAGACGGCTGCTGAAACAGCACAGACGGCAGCAGAAACTGCATTAGATACTTTTGATGATAGATATTTAGGAGCAAAGACTTCAGACCCTGCTACAGATAATGACGGCAATGCATTAATAGATGGAGCGTTATATTTCAACACAACCAGTAATATTACTAAAGTTTATGATTTAGCTTCAACATCTTGGTTAGCTTTAAATATAACAGGAAGTGATTTAACTAATACAAATACAGTTGCGGCTGCAATAGCTAATGTAAACAATGTTGGTGGTTCTATAGCAAACGTTAATACCGTAGCAACTAACATATCAAATGTTAATACGGTTGCAGCAGACATAGCTAAAGTCGTAACCGTAGCAAACGATTTAAATGAAACAGTTTCTGAAATAGAAACAGCAGCAGCAGATTTACAAGAAACAACTTCTGAAATTGATACTGTTGCTAACAGCATTACAAACGTAGATCTTGTTGGTAATAATATTGGAAATATAAATGCTTTAGGTCAAGTTTTAGCAGGTCAAACAACATATGCAGTTACTGTATCAGGTGGAGTATTTTATATTGATGGAGTTTCCGCACCAACTTTAAATTTAATTAAAGGATATACATATATATTTAATCAAGCAGACAACACAAATAATAATCATCCATTAGCTTTTAAAGATTCAAGTGGTAATACATATACAACTGGAGTAACAGTAAACGGTACGGCAGGTCAAGCCGGTGCAAATGTAACTTTTGTTGTACCTGCAAATGCACCATCATCATTACGTTATTACTGCACAGTACATGGTAATGGCATGGGTAATACTATTGCTGTTGGCGATGACAACATAGGAGTTGTAGCAATGTAAATACTGTTGCAGGTGGTATTGCTAACGTTAATAATGTTGGCGGTAGTATTGCTAATGTCAATTCTGTTGCAAGTAATATTAGTGGTATAAATGATTTTGCAGCTAGATATAGAGTTGGTCCTACTAATCCAACAACTGATCTTGATAACGGTGATTTATTTTATAATACAAATTTAGGTAAATTACTTGTATATAATTCAACTGCTAGTGCATGGGAAGAAACACAAACTATTGGTAGTTTCTTTATAAATACTATTAGTCAATTTACTGGTACTGGTGGTAATAGTGCCACATTTAACGGTGCTGCATATAAATTTACTTTAAGCAATGCAGGTCAATTTGCACAGCAAATGCTTGTAAGTATTGCAGGTGTTATACAAAAACCAAATAGTGGGTCAAGTCAACCAGCAGAAGGTTTTGCTATTAGTGGTAGTGAAATTATTTTTGCTGCCCCTCCACCTGCTGGTGCGGATTATTTTATTATTACAATTGGTGCGACAGTAAGTATTGGAACACCAAGTGCAGGTTCAGTTGGAACTACAGAATTAGCAGATGAGTCAGTTACGTTAGCTAAATTAGAGCATGGATCACCGTCTACTGACGGTAAATTCTTAAGGTCTAATAATGGTGCAGATCCATCATATGAAGCTGCATCTTCTCCTGAGATATATGGTTTTAATACTGACACAGATCCTACAAGTAATACTTTTGGGCATCTAATAGTAACCACAACAAACGGTGGTGTGGACAATATATCTGGGGCAGTTTATGATGCATTTGAAGATGTAATATATGCTGCTACAGGTTTCACTTTCACCAAAAATGCAAGTGGTAATTTAATCGCAACTATTTAATTATGGCAACTATTGATCTAGGCAAAATTAAACTGGTCTGGCGAGGTACTTACAATAACTCTACTGCTTATACAGTTGATGATCTTGTAGCCTACACAGACTCAGGTATAACATCAACGTATGTTTGCGTTGTAAATTCTACAGGTAACGCACCATCTAGTAGTGGCACAGCACACGCAAGTTGGAACTTTGTAGCAAAAGGTGTGGCAGATCCTATACCTTCTCAATCTGGCCATGCAGGTAAATTTTTAAAAACAGATGGATCAGCAATATCGTTTGCAAGTGTAGAAGCATTTGTATCTGGCATGATATTAATCTGGTCAGGTGCAGCAAACGCTATACCAACTGGTTGGGTTTTATGTGATGGATCAAATAGTACACCAAACTTAGCTGGTAAATTTGTTGTTGGTTATGAATCAGGTAATAGTGAATACGCTGTAAATCAGACAGGTGGTGCAGAGACAGTAACTCTATCAGAAGCAAATATGCCGGCTCACACTCACACAGCAACTACAAAAGGTACTTCTGGAAGTCACTCTTGGACGCAATTTGGTGCAGGTAGAAACGATTGGAACTACCCCGGTGAAAACACCAGAGGATCGGCAACTACAGCTAGTACTGGTGGTGGTACTGCACACGAAAACAGACCTCCATACTATGCCCTTTGCTACATTATGAAATCTTAATCATGAAATTTAATTGGAAACTTGCAAGACTTTATCTTTACCCTTGCGAATACGACATTATCGCAGCTAACTATCCTTATGCATCAGGTGGTGATGCTACAAAAAAGGCTGCAATAGATGCACACATTGCATTAGTAAATACTGCAATACCAGAAGATTCTACTGAGTATACAGAAGCAGAACTTTATGCAAAATTTGAAACAATAAAAGATGATTCTGCATTTATAAAAATGAATGATAACAATTATTGGTACAAAAACATTTATTAATTAAATGGCATTAACTAAAATTTCTACTGATGGTGTAAAGGATGATGCTATAACAAAAGCAAAAATCCCTGCGGATCAAATAGAAGCTAGTGAACTAGCTAATAATGCGGTTGATACTAATGCTATACAAGACGATGCCGTAACGGAAGATAAATTAGCTAACTCTATCAACACGGCTATAGCAGCAAACACAGCAAAAGATTTAACAGCTTTAAGTGCTAGTAACCTTACGTCAGGTACAGTTCCAGATGCAAGAATTTCTGCAAGTAGTGTTACTCAACACGCTTCGTCATTTGATGATAACAATATTATTAACGATATATCAGCATTAGCTTTAAAAATTAACGCTGTACAAAACGCTTCAAGATATAATACTAATTCTATGTCTATAGAAACTTTTGAAGATTCTAATGGGATAGCTTCGTTTACTACAATGGGAAGAGACGCAACAGGTGAATACATATCTTCTATTTATAATGCAGTTACAAATCTTAGTTCTGGTTTGACAGGTGGAGGAGGTCGTAACATGGGACAAGATGCTGTAGCTAGTGGTTCTGGAACTCCAAGTGCTACTTCATACACAGGTATTGATGGAGTCTCAAGATCTTATGGAAAGTTTGAACGAATAGGAAGTGCAGATGCTACTCCCGGATATAACGGATTTGCTTATGGTCACATTTTTGGAGCATCAGATAATTTTGAAGTTATTTTAGCTCAACGAGGAGAGTGGCAAGCTGCTGCTCGTATATATAATGTAAGTGGTAATAGTATGGGTGCTGTAGGAACGTTTAAAAGCGAACCACCACAAGGTAGTCCTTCACAAACTTTCTCAAGTTATCAAAGTGGTTTTGACTACAATGGTGTTTACCCTACCCCTGCTGGAAGTGAAGTATCTAATCGTACTATTTTTTATAGATTTTTTAGAGAAAATAATACTTTCCAATGTTCATATACTTTTTCAATAAGTGATATAACTTTTGGTTCAACAGAGCTTGCAGCCTTAAGAGCATCTACAGATTATATTTCAACCTTTGGTAGCCCGACAACAATTAATTCTCAGATGATTGTAATAATGGGAGACGCTGGTAGTACAGATTTCTTACGAATTGAAATGGCAAATACGTTTGCCGAAACAGTTAGTGCTACAGGTACAGCTATTAGTAATGTAGTAACAGCATCAAGTTCCACAAATAAAATGGGTGTTGTTGTAACTTATATAGATGCTCATGGAACTACAACTTTAAACACAGATCTAAAATTATTTTTATCAGCAGATAATGGTTCCAACTTTACTGAAGTAACATTAGTTGCACAACCTAATTTTGCTACAGGTACAAAGATGGCACTAGCAAATGACGTTACTGTAACTGCTGGAACGCAACTTAAATATAAAATTCAATTAGCTAACCAAGCAGCTAACTCTAAAGTAGTACGAGTTACTGGTGTATCAATGCAATACTAATTTACTTTTTCCATTTGCCTAGTCATCATTCCACCTATTAAATACAATGGTATAACGGTTGGCAGAATTATAAGGAAAGATATAATACTTACATGACCTATAGCTTTTAATACTGCTTCTTTTACCATGAGAAAAATCCTTGACGGTTTAACTATTTTAACCACGATCCTAACTTTAGGCATCGTTGGTACAGGATTCTATACATACAAATTTGTACAAAGTCCTCAGTTCCAAAAAAAAATTATGGATAAAGTACTTGGCGAAGTCCAAGGATTAATGCCAGATGTACTTGGCAATGCACTACCTGATGTGACAGGGGAGTCTATGCCTGTACCTGTTAAACCTACTCTTCCAAAAATGTTCTAAGTGCCAGATATTAAGTTACCTGAGATAACTCTTCCAACAATTGATATCCCAGATACTCCATATTTTACTAGACCAAAACTAGAGGGCAAGCTACCCGGATGTTATTTATATCACCGTGATTTAGAAACTACACGCAATCCGTCTTTGCTTATTTCTGACAAGTCAGGTACATACACTTCATGTCCGTATGGCCAGATGCCTTCATATACTCCTATGAGGTACGACCCTGCCCAAGCAATAAATACAGAACCAGTACCAGTTAACACCGCTCCTACTCCCACACAGGACACAAACGTAGTACAACCAAAGCCAAAGGAAGAAAAGAAAGTAACATACGAACCTTGCCCACCAGAGGGTGCGTTAAGAGTAGGTTCATTTGTTAATGATAAAAGGCTCGAGATAATTAAAAGTTATACTATAAATGAGAACAACGAATGCATTACTAATTATGAAAGTATCTCGTTTGTCGATTCCGTACTACCAAGTCCTTCTGCTGCACTTAATGTTGTTGCTATTTCTCTCTTGGCTGCCAGTTCTCCTTTACTTTTGGGGCTATTAAAATCAATTAGTAAGACCGTCTTTAAAAAAGTTTTAACCAAAAAAGAGCCAAAATCAAAGGTATAAACATAAGCAAAGAATTTTACAAAGCCTTTACAAGCGATTTAAATGGCCTACTTTTTATCAATTTTGTGTGTATGTGGCACAACTTGATTAGGAATTGTCGTAAGTACAACATTCTTACAGGCAACTGCATCTTCGTTTATCAGTTGTACTCCAAGTTTAAATTGCTCGGCACATATCTTCATACGAGCCAAATTTGCTTCTAATTTCTGTTTAGCTAATACAAACTCTTGTCCTTTTATTTGATTTTCGGCTGCCTTCATGCAAAGATCTGTACCACGACCCAATGGTATCTGTAGAGATAAGGTAAACCCATAATTAAAATTGTGTGTTGATTGATCTATCCTTGGCTGTTCACTTTGATAAAGAATATTTCCGGGATTTACTAATGTGCCATCAGCATTTTCTGCAAGGTCATATATATTTGTTTTGGTTGTAGTCATTCTAGGTGAGCTATAGTTTTCTCCTTTAGTAACAAAGGGAGTAAAGGCTACAGTTGGTTGTTGGCATTGTATATTTCCTCCATAAATCATGGTTGGAAAACCACCATTTATAGTTTGATATCCATTATTGATAACGGTTCCAGAACTGGATGCGGATGGCGATGAAACCGTATTACCACTAGCTTTTGGGGCAAATCCTAATAATAAAAGTAAACTTAATTTGAAAAGATACTTAAACTTGTACTTTGACTCTCTGTATTTATAGTGCGTTGGATGGTGCTTGTTGCATCTAATCCGGGTGCAAGAAAATTTTCTGTAATTGAAAAAGATTCTCCGGGAGTTTTGATTTCCCATTGGGGCTTGGTCGTTAAGCTTGGAGTTACCCATTGAAACGATACCCCATTAATGGTTTGTGTATTGGTATAAGTAGCATCTGGTGATATAACTGTGCCGTCTTTAACTTGGATGTTATGGCCTTGTAAACTGTAAGAATACCCTGTCCTATAATTTTCAGTAACAATTGTCTCGACCACAATAGTCTTACTAGAACTGCTACTTTCCATTTGGCCTGTAGAAAACGATGGAGTAATTCCCCCTGCATAGGCACTAGGTATCCCAAATAAAAATATTACTAGCCATTTCATTAATCAATTTCTAACTTAATTGTGTTAGACATTTGTGCTGTAACCCCTGCTCCTGTAGCAGATAAGTTAACTGTCATTGCCCCACCACTATCCATAGTCATTGCCGTTGTACCGATTACCCCACCAGAAACTGTAGTTGTGTCTCCAAATATTGGTAATGCAGGTACTACCCCTGCTGTTACTGTAGTTGCTTTAAAATCTGTTGGTATGGAATCTCCTTGAATAAAACTTTCTTGCACAGACCATGCATCCCCTGCTGTGGTGACTGCATAAGTTGTAGTTGAATCTATAGTTGGAACACCATTAGTAATTTGTGCATCTGTTAAATCTAAAGTACCAATACCACCGGCAGATTCGTTAGCAGTTGGAGTGACATTTGTACCTGATGCCGCAAAAGTTGTACCAACACGATTAGCTGTAGATGAAGCACCCAAAGTACTAACAGAAACAACATTTTGGATTGAATGATTTATGTCTGCTAGTGCAACGGAAGGGCTAAACAGTAGCAGTAGTGCAAATAGTTTTTTCATTTTTTAGGATCAACTACTTTAGTGCCAATAATTTTTATTGGTGTTTCAATTCTAACTGTTTGATAACTACCAGATTGTGACGCTAGTAACTCTTCTACTTCCTTTTTGTTTAGTGGTTTGTCTTCTGGTTTAAACGTACCGTCACCTCTTTTCTTAGCACCTTCCAAACCAAAACTCGCTAATGCACCTGTCAGGAGAGAAGCCGGAAAAGTTATATCCTTGGGTTCGTTACTATACCCCGGCAAAGTTATGTAGTTAAGGGATACTATGAAACCGCTCCAAGCAACAACAACAAGTCGAACAACAACAGATATAAAAGCTAACTGTTCTTCTTTATCAGTAATGTTTTCTTTGAGTTTCTGTAAAACTCCCTTTTTTTCTTCTGTCATAATAGGGATTTATTAGTCATACTATACATAATTACCTATTTACGCAAATGACAGAGGTACAAGCAGCACTTATAGGAGCAGCAGCTACTGCTTTTGTTATGGTTTTATCTAACATGAGTAACCGTAGAGAAAAAACTATTATTGATATCTACACTAGATTAAACAAGTTGTCGCAAGCGGTTAGCAGAATAGAAGGCAAGATACAATAACGTGTGCTATGTTTGGAAAAACAAACAAACTATGTACAAGATACTAAAACCTATTCTTGTAAGGTTCTTAACAACTACTGCGTGCAAAAGACTCATCATAGAAATATTAAGAGAGACAATTTGTAAGCAGACCTCGAACACGTTGGACGATAAAGCAGTTGATCTTCTTGAGCAACAATTGTTTCCTAAATTAAACTAATGACAGATAAATTTCTCAACATTGAAATAGAAGAGCCACCTGTAGAGTTGCAGTTATCTGTTGAGATGAGAATTAGAGAGGTTTTAAATAGTGATGATTACGATGGTGTGAAAAGATATTGCACACACTTGATTAGACATCAAATGAAAAATGATGTATTTATGGCAGGTTTATTAGGAAGATTAGTAGAACTAGAAGCAATCCTTGCAAAAAAAGAATTAACAGAAGAGCGTAAAACTATGGACAGAATCAAAAAATTCTTTCATAATTAAAAGAAAAGGAGATTATTATGTCACCGAAAGGCAAAGGTACTTACGGAACTAAAGTTGGTAGACCACCAAAAAAAAAGTAACATATAAATAAGTCTTGGCATCTCTTCCATAGCTAGGACTAATACCTCAGAGTAATAGGTGGTCTAGTTACTCTGGGGTATTTTATTTAAAATGGAATCTCGTCTACCTCTGGTACTTTAGGCGAGCTATTCCAATCATCTGAATTATCATTACCTTTGTAAGTTGGTGTAACTGGTGCTGGTTTTCCGGGTTGGTAATTATTATCTGCATCAAACATAGTTACCATAACTGCTGATGGATTTGGTTTGTCACCAAAATCAGGTAACCCTGCTAAATTTACCCATCGATCAATAAGCATAAACTGTTTGCCTTGGTCATTTTCCATAATGACTCCAATGTTTTGCCAGTTAGCTTTACGATTTCCTTCTTTGTCGGTATATTCCCTCGTCTTGACTGATAAATTCTTCACTTTTCTTGCCATAAGGTGTCTCCTTTAGTATGCGTATTTTTACAAAACCACCAAGGTAGTCTTGATCCATTGTTGAGATAACAGTATTAAATCGTTTGTCGTTTATGCGTAGTGCATCAGACAGGCCATCAATACCTGACTTCATTCTAGCAACTAGGTTATCTCTGTCATAACTTCTTCTGTCTGGCGGTATAAATGTCATTTCTAAAACTAATCTTTCTGGAATATTTTTTGAATTTTTTTTATTTTTTTCATTTTTTAATTGTTCTTTAGTAACGCTAAGACAGGCTTGCCTGTATTGTTTTTTTGCCCTAGCTAACTTAGCCCAATGCAATCTAGCGTTAGGAGACAAATCAGATGGTGGCCAACCTAATACAATTTCAATCATTTATCTAAATTGTGGTCCGTCCATCCAAGCAACAAGACTATATCTTGTGCCAGATGTAACAGGTTTAACTCTGTGTACCACCCATGATGGGAAAACACAATATGACCCTGCTTGCATTGGAATTGTTACTTGCTCTTGATTAAGAGGGTTGTAAATTTCAAATTCACCTCCTTTAAAATTATCATTTACTAAAAATGATATAGATAATTTTCTTGTGCGTTGATCTTTTTCTTTTATAGGAGATTGATCAATGTGCCATCTATACTCTTGATTCTTTTCGTATTTTGTAACTTGTATATTATCTGAAAAGTGTATTAAATCATAATGAAAATAATCTGTGTTTGTATTTATCATTATGTTATGTAGAATGCCGGCAATCCAACTATCTACATACAACCAAGCGTTTGTTGATGACCGTGAAGTATTATCACCTGTTGCACTTGATTGATAATCACCGCTTTTGCAAGTCTTTAATATTTCTTTAATCATACTTTTAGGTAAATATGAATTTGCATGAATACAAGTTCTTTCTGCAAAACATCTATTATAATTTTCCATTTTCTAACCTCCTTATCTCTTCATGTATGCGGTCATAATTAATGGCATAAAACTTATCTTCTAAACCTTCAAACCACCATTGGCTTTCAAGTTCTGCTAACTGCTGTTTGTAATTAGCAATTTTTAAAAGTGTTTCTTCTTTCATAATTTTTTTCTGTAAGATTCCCAATCAAAACCTATCACCTTACCTCCATTCTCACGCAACCTATCGGTTACACGTTCACCAAGATAATCGGATAGCTGTTCTTTTGGTATGTTTGATAATAAAATCGATGGCTTTCTATTTTCATAGCGTGTGTTTAATACATCAAACAACACTTGTTTTTCAAACTCTGACCCAAACTGTACTCCTACCTCATCCAGTACTAGCAAATCAGGTGATGCAAATACATCTATTACCTGACTTTCTGTTTCTTCTTTTGTATGCCAACTATCTTTAACTCTTCTAATTAATCTTTGAACGGTCACGAATAAAGCTGATCGTTGTTGTTGCATAATGCTCAACGCAATGCCGATAGCAAGATGAGTTTTGCCAGTACCCACTTTGCCTACGAAGATTGCACTCCGTCCTTCCTTTAAAACTAAATCAAAATTTTCTGCATACTCTGTTGCAAATGCTAATGCCTTTTGTTGACCACTAGTCTTTGCTATATAACTTTCTAATGTCCGATCTTTAAATCGCTCCGGGATAGCTGCACTTCCTACTTTGGCTGCCCATCTACGCTGCTCACGTTCTATTGCTGCTTGTTTATCACGTTCAATATCTGCTTTTGCTTCAGCATCCCTTCTAATCATCATGCACTTTGGACACTCTGTCCAATGGTCACCAATAAAATTTGTGGACGTATATGCCCCATGCTCTGGACAATTGCGTTCTTCCGTTGGCCTTTCTTGGTTTAAAACTTTTTGTAAACTCATATCTCTTGTTCCCCCTCACCGTAGCTAGTAGTAGCAAAAGATTTTTGTTTATCTACCACCCAATCGCTTTTAAAACTTTGCCATCCTCTTGCTTGGCACATAACCAATGCATCCTCCAAACTAATAGAAGTTTTCTTTACTTCATTCTTTATACCTTTTAAAGCAGTTTCTGTTAATGGTGCTTTCTTGTTTTTTCTATGTACCAAAAAATCATCCCATGTTTTTTTACTTACATTACGAGGACGCTTTAGCGTCTTATTAATTGGTTTATGGTTATTGGTTATTGGTTTATGGTTATTGGTTGGTTCAACGTCCGTTGAGCGAGCGTTAAACCTCCGTTGAACGGACGCTTGTGCAGCCCTTTTTGATTGCTCTACTTTGCTCTGATATTTTTTAATTTCTTTATCACCTCTAAGATTGATCCATCCTTTGCCTACATCATGTGTAAAAAATTCTTCTAAAATAGTTTTTACTTCTGGCACATTGTCAGGCATTCTTATTTTGCGAGCAACCATACTGGCATCTTCATGCAATGGTTTCTCATGCAGGTAGTAAATGTCTAAACACCTACGGTATGCAAGATCCTCCATTGGATTTAGATGTCCTGTATGGCTCATGTAATCGCTAATGTGATGAGAGTAATAATGCATCACTCCTCTTTGCGGTAGTTGTTTATAACATTATCCGCTGCCTGATCTGCTTCTTCAGTAGGCATACCCATTGCTTCTTTTAATCTAGACAATGGTTCTGCTTTTTTATTTTCATCAGGTGTTACGTTTACCATTTCATCTTCTATCCTTACGACAGAATTAATTGCATCGTTCTTTGGTAATCGTTTTGCAATTCTATGGATAACAGTTTTCTTTGCCATCTGGTCATACCATTTTACCCAAGGACTATGAGGTGATGAACTACCTTTAGATACCTGACGGCATTTTTCTATTTCATCCATATTCATAATTTCAATGTATTGACCATCATTACTTGTTACAGCAATTGCATAGACACATACAGGTTTACCTCTATCACCAGTAATTAATGGTTTATGAGTTATGTGTTGGTTAGTGCCTAGCTCGTAATCAAACAAATCATTTTCGTATACAACTTCAGCACAAATAGTTTTAATTAATCCGCTGTTATGCATTAACTTAATAACTCCTTCAACCATAGGCAAGTAATTAATTTGCTGTCCATACTGAACTGCTGCTGCTTCCCTGCCATCTAAATAAAGACCATCTGTTGCAGCATTCATAAAGGTTTGTATTAAACTCATTTTGTCTGCTTGCAGCAATCTTGAGTTTTTACTCATTGTTAACTTAAGAACAGAACTAAATTTACCTTGCATTTCTTTAGGTAAAACTTTATTAAATCTGTCTGCCATTTGATCAATTGTTTGATTCATGGCTGCAAGTGGTGTGATTGATGTGGTCATTTTTAAACTCCTTTTGGTTGATTGAATTTGAATTGGCGAAATGCTCTGCGTGAGTTTATGTATGTACCCACCATTTCTTGAGTAATGTATTTACCCTGACTACCTTTAGTCATACCGCAATTGATAGTTCCATACTTAGAAATTATCTTGGATGCATTCTGACTTTTTTCTAAAATTTGTGCTTTTATTGATTCTTTTTGTTTTCCTAATGAAACGTACTCTCTGTTAATTGAATTGTAATCATCAACTAATTGATCCATGTCCTCATCTGCTGCAAGACTTATTCCTGAGTCAGCTTGGTTATATAAATTTTTTATCATGTAATTAGAATCTTTTTCATAGTCAATCTCAGGTGGAGTTCCTGTTTTAACTCTTTCCCAAAACTCTTTTACCTTTGTTTCTAATTGTTTTCCTACCTCTGGAAATCTTTCTCTTTTTAATATTTTCATTTCATTGCCACCTACTAATGCAACAATGTATCCCGACTCTATGTTTGCAAGATGTAGCTGATGTTGTAGCTGCATTTCTATAAACGGTGGAGCAAGAATGTTTCCATTACCATCGTCTTCCCATTTAGTGCGGAAAATATATCCGTCAACATTTTTAATTTCTAGCAAAGCTTCTTTATCACCTAGAATTTTGTAATCGAAGGATGATCCCATGCGTGTTTTAGAATCTGAAAGATAAACATCGTAAGGTTTAACCTCTACACCTTCCTCTTCTGCAAAACCTCTAGCTATAGAATCCTCAAGCCTACGACCCCATGCCATCCGAGGGCTATCTATATTCTGAATAAGTTTGTCTTTCTTTTCGTTGTAAAGTTCAAACTCTGATTTGTATGGGTTGAGATTAAACAAACATGAAACTTCAGTAGAAGTGACATCTAGTAATCTGTTTTCTAACCAATCTTGTTTGTTGGTTATTGGAAATTCTTTTACGGTCATTAAAATAATTCTCCTTGTTTTTGAATTTTTGGTAAAAAATATTCGGCAACTTTTTTACCGCTTTTAGTTCTGACCATTTTAGTTTGGATGTCATGGCCTGACTCTCTTAAATCTTTGATTCGTGCAGAAAGCCTTAAACATTGAAACTTTTCTAAAGCTTCGAGAGTGGAAAGTGAGCCACCACTTTCTAAAAAATTAAGGATGGCTACACTTTGCGATGTTGTTTTACTCATAATTGTTTTTGTTGTGAGTTGGTTTAACATTGCTTGAGTTTCTGAGTTAACTTCTTCCATAAAATTCATTACTCTTCATCCTCCGCTGACCAATCACGTTTGTTAATAGGCACTCTCATCTTTATTGATGCAATAAAATAAGATTCGCCATCTTGGTTTTTTCTGATAACACTTTGGCATGAAAGTGATTGATCAAAAGGACATTCAAATTGGTACTTAGTTATTTTTTTAAAGTACTCATCTTTTGGTATGTCAATAAATTTTTTCATTGGTCTAAAAAAGAAATGTTCTTAGGGTGGTCTTGTAATTCACATTCGAGTCTGAGTTCTTCATCCCAATCCTCTGATGTGTGTTTGCAATAAGGAAGGTCGGCCAAGTCGGCCAACCTCTCTAGTTTCTGGATGTCTGTCATTAGTCAAGCTCCGTCTGATCAAATTGAATTTTGATTAATGGGTATGACTCGACATCTGTCCATTTCTCTTTTGCCCCATCAAGCATTAGTTCATAAAGTTGAACTGCTTGAGCAGCTTCATCCTTCGTAAACTTATAGTTGCGTTGATTAGCAAGATTTAAAAGTTGCTTATGTCGTTTGACTAAAGCATTAACTCTTTGAGAAAAGAGAGCCTTGAATCTGGCTCTCTGATGCTGATCTTTTTCAGCCTGTGTAGCAAATTTCATTTAACTACACCTGCTGCTCTCAAGTCACCGTTGTGCTTGGTCATAAAGTTATTCCAGACATCGTCTGAACACCAAACACTTTTTACTTCTTTTAGTTTTTTGGTCTTACCTCTGGAATCCCAACTATCGTAAATAGCACCATCTTTGACGCATACAAAATGTTGACATTGTTCAACGATGCAAACACTTGGTAAATTATCTAGATGAAAAGTTGTTCTAAGACTATGGTGATACCAGTTTCTTAGTTTAGTGTTGTAACTTCTAGCTATTTGATAAATAACAGATGTCATGTCACCTGCGGTCATGCCACCGTAGGAAGTTTTGTATCTGGTTCTGTAACCCCAACATGGTTCAGAGTATTCATAATCATTTTCTTGAATCCACTTGTCAGCATAAAACTTAACTCGGGAATAATCTGTACCAGTAGCTAGAGTTAATGCTCTAACTCCGCAATCACCGTGGTCTTCCTTTTTAGGATGTGGGTTGCGTGTAAAAAAGTGTAGTCCTGATGGATGTGAACTTTTTGGAAATGAAATTGTCATTCGTTTTGTAATTAAAAAATTGTAAGTGACGAAAATGAGACAGTTACCTGCTCACAACCAATGTAGCACATAACTCCACACTTGGCAAATATTAGTTAATCAAAGGCATCTCTTTTTTTTAAAACTTCTACCTGAGATTCGCATCTGGGGCAAGATAAATTGGTCATTACTGAAAACTCTTCATGCTGTGGTAAAGACTCATCAACATCAATATCTCCTCCCCATATAAGGTCGGAATCGCACCAATAGCATTTCATTTTTTTACTCTCCTTTTTTCTAAATCTTCAAATGGATCTGTTTCTTCCCACTTTCCATTTTTAAATATTTTTAATTTCTCTGCGTAATCTGGATTAAACCATAATGTACCTTCTGGAAATTTATTAGGTTTTTTATTTTTCATTCTCTTCCCATCACCAAATCGTATGCTGAAATATTTAAATTTAATTCCCATGCTTTTTCAAGTACTTTTTTTTGTACTGTCGCAGGGATGCATCCATGAAGTTTACTCCATTTAGAAATTCCAGATGGATCTTTATTGATGGCTCTACCCATTGCACGAACCCCACCAAATTCAAGTATACATACTTCAACTGGTGATAAAATTTGGTGTTCTGGTGGAATCTTTGATTTCATATTTACATTGTAGCAATAAGTACTACATTTAATCAAGTAATTAGGCAAAAAAAAAGAGGGTTGTTACACCCTCTATAAATTTTGTAGTGCGTAGTCAAGGCATTTGATAATGTCTTCTCTACTTGGTGTGAAACCTGTATTGATTTCTATGTAATCTCTTAAATTACAATTTAAAGAATGAGTCAGGTTTTCAATTTGCTCATCGTTTAATTTTTGTTTGTCCATTAGCAAAGTCCTTGTTTTGTATCAATAGCTTTTTCTATTTTTTCTAAAATAGATTTTCTTACTATTGGTTGATCAGGGTCACCGCATGATGGATGAGAACCATATTTAAAACTAGATTTCATTTCTTGCAGTTCTTGTAATGTAAAAAATTCCTCCATTAGTTTTCTCCTGTAAATGGTTTTTTGTAATGAAAAATGTTGAAATGCTTTATGCAGAACATTCTGATTGGATCAATTAAATAATCTCGTAAAAAATAAATTACATGATCTCTAATTGTTGGATCATTAGGTACATACTCAAATTGATCTTCTGGACAATAGTTTTCAATTGAGTCTGGATCATTCCAGTTAATGTACTTGTCGATGTTGTGGTTGATTCTTTGCATTAGTTGTTCTCCAATAAATTCATCATCTCTTTGTATTGGTCGGGGCTGTAGGCTCTCTTGTCATTTGGTATGAAGTCTTGCCAATCATCAGTACCTTCTACTCTGAAGCTAAGAATTTGATAATGGCTAAAAGTAGTGTCAGTACTTTCTGCAATAAAGTAATCAAACTTGCAACCGTCAACTTTTGAAATAAATTTTTTAATAGTGGTCATTGTTTTAATTTCCTGTAAATAAAAAAAAGGATGTAGGAGTAATTAAACTCCGTACATCTCCTTAAGTTTGTTTCTAGTGTCGATACCTTTATCGAATAGTGACTTGAGTCCTGTCTCGTCATTCTGCCAATGTCTGAGGTCATTTCTCAAAGTATTGTGCTTTTCGATGTCACCTGAGATGCATTTGATTTGCCATGCTTCATCAAATTTGTAATCCATTCTTTTGGCAGTTTTATGAGATTCAGCTAAACCTTCTGGGCTGATGATTGCAGCTAGCTTTTTGATTTCTTTGTCAATCCACTTTTCCATTTGAACTGGTAGCTTCTGGAACTTCTCCCATTTAGCCATTTGCTTTTCATTCTGGATAGCTAGCTTTTCGTCACGCTTGGCTTGTCTGTCAGCATCTGTGATTGCTTGCTGTACTGATTTGCCTTCCTGTCTAGCTCCAGATCTGTTACTTCTGAATTGAACGTACTGAGTCATGTAGCCATTAGCTGAATTCTCACCGTAGCGGTAGTTATACATCATTTGTAATTTGATCTGGAAGTCTTCGCTACTATTAGTAAATCCAGTTATATAACCTTCGATTAGGTTAAGTTTGCCAAGTTTTAGATCATCTTCCATAGGAATGTCTAATTGATCTGTAACTGCTAGATGGCTGTTAACTCTTTGTTCTGCTAAAGCAACGCTATGGTTTCTTTGCTCTCTGGCATTCTCGAAACAAGCCTTGAGGTCAACTATGCAACTCATTGGTCTGTAATAGTCATTAGTCATTTTCTTGTAGTAAGAATCCATTTCCTGATGGAATGTAATGTCTAGTAAACCTTTTGACTTTGCATACCAGTAAATCTTTTCTTCACCGTGCCATGTTTGCTCAGTATGAAAGGTCTTGCCTTCTTGCTCACGTTTTGCCCACATAGCATTGTAACGGTCTACATCTATTTGAACTGAAGCAATAAGCTTGTTGTAGATCTCATTCTCTAAGTGGTCTGCTAGGTTCTGTGGAAATTTGAACTGTGCCATTGTGTTGTTAATTGAAATTAGTAAGTGACAAATCGGTGGACAACCGATACTTATAGTGTGGCATATTGCTCCACATAAGTCAACAAATTAATTTTAGATATTGCGATACTTCTAATATTTCTCTATATTATGAGTAATTTTATTTATATTTTTAATGACGCTTGCTCCAGTACAAAAAACAGTTGTAGTAGGTGTTAATTCTAAAGGCTATCGAGTAAATGAAGATCATGTTCGATGTACTATTCCTAATTACATTGTTGATGCTCTCAGGGATTTACATGAAGACTTTGGTATTGGCTATGGAACATTAGCTAAAATTTTTAATATGAATAGATATACAATCGCTAAAATTTGCCGTTATGAAAGAAGAGCAGATTACCCAGATCGTTTCAAAACAATCAAAGTTAGGTAGACCAGTTAAAAAACCTGATCCTGTAATTGTTGAAAACCTTTTAGTTCATGTTGCTAATGGTGGAACTGTTAGAGCTTTTTGTAGAGAAAAACATAATCCTTCTTACAATACGATTTATAGATGGTTAGATAAAGATAAAGAGTTAATGACACGCTTCACATATGTGAGCAGATTCTTAGGAGCTAGAGCAATTGCAGAGGAAGCTTTAGAGCTAGTCGATACTATCCCTCCTGTAATTGGTGATGGAGATAATGCAAGGATGGATAATGCTCACGTTAACTGGATGAGATCAAGAGCAGATTTAAGATTAAAACTATTGTCTAAATGGTATCCGCAAGAGTATGGAGACAAAGTTGGTATTGATGCAAAGGGAGATATTAGTTTGACTATCAGTACTGGCATTCCTCAAGGATGAGCAGCATTACCCTTGATTACACCCCTAGAGCATGGCAAAAGGAATGTCATGTAAAGAAACAAAGGTTTAGTGTTTACGCTCTTCATAGGCGATCAGGGAAGACAGAACTGGCAATAATGGAATTGATTGATAAGGCCATAAAGACAGATAAAGAGTTGGCAATGTTTGTTTATGTTGCCCCCTTCCTGAGACAGGCAAAAGCGATTGCATGGGCTAGGTTAAAACAAAAGATAGAACCATTGCGTAGAAACTCAGTTATAGACATTAATGAGGGTGAACTATCAGTCAGGTTTAAACATAACGGAGCAATCATTAGATTGTTTGGAGGTGATAACCCAGATGCCATGCGAGGATTGCGATTAGACGGAATAGTGATGGACGAAGTAGCCCAGTTAAAGAATGAGCTATGGACAGACATAGTGCAGCCAGCCCTTAGTGACCGTCTAGGTTGGTCTATTTTTATTGGGACACCTAGCGGAATTAATCTATTTAGTGAGTTGTATTACAAAGCTATTGATGAGGACGAATGGGCAGCAGCAAGATTCACGGTTTACGATACCGATTCCCTACACCCCAATGAAGTAATTCGTCTCAAGCGAGACATGAGTGAGACTAGTTTCGCAAGAGAGTATTTATGTGACTTTGCAGCCCAAGGAGACGATCAACTGATAGCTCTAGCAGATACCGAAGATGCAGCCAAAAGAACATATCAAGCAGACCATGTAAAGATGTCACCTGTAGTGCTAGGTATTGACCCTGCAAGGTTCGGTGATGACAGATCTGTAGTATTCCGTAGGCAGGGAAAGCAAGGCTTCAAGCCTATTGTCTATCGAGGTATAGATAACATGGATCTAGCAGCAAGAGTAGCCAACCTGATAGAGGAACATAACCCTGATGCTGTGTTCTGTGATGCAGGTGCAGGGAGTGGAGTAATCGACAGACTAAGACAGTTGTCATATGACGTAATCGAAATACCATTTGGAGGTAAGGCAACTAAACCAGAACAGTACATCAACCGTAGGACTGAGATGTGGTGGTTAATGAAACAATGGATAGAAGAAGGAGGTGCAATACCAAATGACACCGCACTAAAACAAGAGTTAGCAACACCGATATATTGGTACGACAATGTAGGTAGAAGAGTATTGGAATCTAAGGATCAGATAAAGAAGAGATTACAGGGAGCAGGGTCACCAGATTTAGCTGATGCACTAGCCCTAACCTTTGCCCTCCCAGTAGCCAAGAAAGAGATGGAGGACATATACATTAAAAGACGCAAGGAAGCTACAGGTAAAGCAGACTATGACCCATACAAGGTTGTTTAATAATGACATCACAGATAACATTTAGATGTATATCAAATTATTTATGAATAGTGTGACCGTAAGTCCTGACAATACAGCTACTGTTGACGAAAGTAGAGTACCCAAAACCATCATCAAACTCTGCACAGTAGATGAAGTAAAGGGAAAGTTGGATTTATTATTTCTTGAGCATTACAAAGAGATTGCTCGCAACAAAGGAATAATGAAACTAAAACCAAACTACCCAATGTATTATGCAACTGAAAAAGTTGGAGCATTATTTATTCAAGTAGCTGTGCAAAGAAATGTTTTTATTGGTTATTCTATAAATTTTGTTAGTAATCATTTTCATTATGCCGACTTAAAGTATTGCCAGAATGATGTCTTGTTTATCAAGAAGGAATATAGAGGTGGTCGAGTTGGATTAAGGTTAATGAAAGCTACAGAAAAACACGCAAAATCACTTGGATGCAAACTTATGCTGTGGCATTGCAAAGAAAACACTCCATTAAATCAAATTTTACCTAGATTAAATTACGGAGTACAAGACATTATTTATTCTAAGGAGTTGTAATCATGGCAGTTAACGCAGCAATTGCATTAGGAGCAGTTAGTGTTGGATATCAAATATATTCTGGCCAAAAACAACAAAAGGCACAAAAAGAACAATTAAGATTACAGGCACAATCTAATGAAGATGCCAAGGTAAGAGCAAAAGAAGCTGCTGACCGTGCTGATATAGAACAAAACAAAGCAAATAGACAAACAGCAAATGTAGGTGCAATACAATCTAAAGAAGAACAATCAGCATTATCAGGACCTGCTGGAACAATGCTTACTGGTTCGGGTGGAGTGGACAAGAATCAATATAACCTTGGCGGTAACACATTATTAGGTGGTTAAAAAATGAAAACAAAACGTGCAGAACTGTTAAGTAGGTGGGGTCACCTTAGATCAGAGAGAGCAACATGGTGGTCACATTGGCAAGAAGTCACTACATATCTGTTACCAAGGAACGGACGTTATTTTCAGCAAGATAGAAACAAAGGTCATAGAAGGCATAACTCGATATACGACAATACTGGTACAAGAGCATTAAGAACGTTAGGTGCTGGCATGATGGCTGGTGCAACATCCCCTGCAAGACCTTGGTTTAGGTTAGCAACAGCAGATCCGGAGTTAAATAGTTATACACCTGTCAAGTTATGGCTAAATGATGTAACAGACCGTATGCAATTAGTGTTTACTAAGTCCAATACATACCGAACATTGCATGGAATATATGAAGAACTTGGTGCATTTGGTACAGCAGGGTCACTTATTCTTCCTGATCCCAAAACATCTATCCATCATTACCCAGTAACCATAGGAGAATATGCAATTGCTACGGATTATCAGGGCAGAGTTAATACTTTGTACAGAGAATTCCAAAAAACAGTAGGAGAAATTGTAAGAGAGTTTGGATATAACAAATGTTCAACGTCCGTTAAGAACCTGTTTGACAGAGGTAACCTTGATAGTTGGATTACGATAGTTCATGCCATAGAACCAAGGGATGATAGGGAGCGTGACTTTAAAAAGAAAGACAATATGAACATGGCATACAAGTCTTGTTACTTTGAAGTAGGTGGAGATGGTGAAGATGTACTAAGAGAAAGTGGATATAAAGATTTCCCTGCTGTTATTCCTAGATGGGGTATAGCTGGTGGTGATATTTATGGTAATTCACCCGGAATGGAGTCATTAGGTGACGTAAAACAGTTACAACATGAACAATTACGCAAAGCACAAGGCATTGATTACCAAACAAAACCACCATTACAAGTACCTAGCTACATGAAAAACAGAGATGTAGACAGTTTGCCGGGTGGGGTTACGTTTATTGATGGTCAACAGGGCAAAATTGAGACAGCATTTAACGTAAATCTTAATTTACAACACTTGTTAATGGACATACAGGACGTAAGGCAAAGGATAAATGGTAGTTTTTATGCTGATTTGTTTTTAATGTTGGCAAATGCTACTGATACTAGGATGACTGCAACAGAAGTAGCAGAACGACATGAAGAAAAACTGCTTATGTTAGGTCCAGTATTGGAAAGATTACATAATGAATTGCTAGATCCGTTGATTGACATTACTTTTAACAGAATGATTGAGAGTAATTTAATACCACCTGCCCCAGAAGAATTACAGGGCATGGAATTAAGCGTAGAATTTGTTTCAATGTTGGCACAAGCACAACGTGCTATTGGTACAAATAGTGTTGATAGGTATGTAAACAGTATGGGAGCAGTAGCACAAATGAAACCTGACGTATTGGACAAGTTTGATTCTGATGCATGGGCTGATGGTTACGCAGATATGCTGGGTGTAGATCCTAAATTAATAGTTGCAGGTGAACGAGTAGCAATGATTCGTCAAGAAAGGGCTACAGCACAACAAGCGGCAGCACAAGCTGAAGCAGAACAACGTGCTGTAGAAAATGCAACTAAATTAAATAACAGCAAAACTGGTGATCCATCTCTTATGGATATGATGAACCAGTTTAGCGGTTACAATTCACCATCACCATTGGAGGTTTAAATGGAGTATCAAAAAAACAAAAAAGTAAAAATACCGGGAAATTTTAGTTTCGGTGATTTACCTGCTGAGACTAGAATGAGAATTCTAAAAATGCAAGATGAAGCAAGAAAGGAAGAAGAAAAAAGAAAATTAAAAACACTTTATAACAAATCAAAAATGGATTAATTATGAAGAATCAAGGATTATGGGCAAACATTCACGCAAAGCGTAAAAGAATTAAAGACGGTTCTGGTGAACGTATGCGTAAAAAAAATAGCAAAGGAGCACCAACTAACGAAGCTTTAAAAAATAGCCAAAGTAAGAAAGCATAAGGTGTGACCGTAACACGGTTATGACTAGATATATTAGAGCATGAGTGAATACAATCCTCTCGACCTCAAAAGTCAACAGAAATCTAAAGACAATAAAAAGTCTGAAGAAAGAATTGACCGCCAAAATGAAGAGTCGGACATCAAATGGTTGATGAGCAGCAAGAGGGGTCGCAGATTAATCTGGAGACTTCTGGAGCAAGCAGGTGTTTTCCGATCATCGTTCAACACTAACGCAATGGCAATGTCATTTAGCGAAGGTAACAGGAATTATGGTTTGCAAATACTAAACTTAATTCACACTCTCTGCCCAGAGCTATACCCGACAATGATTAAGGAGCAAAAAAATGTCAGACACGCTGATGACGGAAGCCAACCAAACAAATGAAGGCGATACGCAGCAGCCAGTAGACGCAACAACTGAGCAATCAACTGAAGCAACTACTGACACACAGCAGCAAGCTGAAGCTGTACAGGATCAACAAGGTTCGGATGAATCCTCTGTTGAAAGTGAAACTAGCGAATCAGAAGCACCCGAAGGTGCACCTGAGACATACGAGTTTAACGATAAGGTGGCTGACGCACCAGAAGAACTCGACCCCGAAGTCTTAACTGCATTCGGTGAAGTCGCTAAAGAACTTGACCTGCCACAGGACGCTGCACAAAAAGTAATTGACAAGGTTGCACCTGTCATGCAAGCCAGACAAGCAAAGATGGTTGAGCAAGTAAGAGTAGATTGGGCAAATGAAGCAAAAGCCGACCAAGAATTTGGTGGTGAAAATTTAAATGCCAATCTTGAAGTTGCTAAATCATCTTTAAATACGTTTGGTACTGATGCTTTGAAGTCGCTGCTGCAAGAATCTGGCTTGGGAAATCATCCCGAAGTAATTCGGTTTATGTACCGAGCAGGTAAGGCAATTAGTGAAGATGCTTATGTTGGTAATTCACAGGGTGCTAATGCTAAAAGCAATGGTATTCCTAAAGATTTTGACGGCATAGCAAACGCACTATATTCAAATCAGCAAAACAAGTAAGGAGTTATTAAATGGCTACACTTTCAAATTCAAATTTAACACTAGCGGATTGGGCAAAAAGATCTGACCCAGACGGTAGAGTTCCAATCGTTGCAGAGTTATTATCTCAAACCAACGAAATACTAGATGATTGCGTGTTTAAAGAAGGTAATTTACCTACTGGTGAACGTGTAATTATTAGAACTGGTTTACCAGCAGTTTATTTCCGTGCATTAAACCAAGGTATTCCGGGAAGCAAGTCAACAACTGCACAAGTTGATGAAGCGTGTGCAATTCTTGAAGCTCGTTCTGAAGTAGACAAAGACTTAGCGATGTTAAATGGTAACACCGCACAGTTCCGTCTATCTGAAGATACTGCTTTCCTAGAAGCAATGAATCAGACTCAAGCTGAAACAATGTTTTACGGTAATCCCGGAACAGATCCTAAGAAGTTTTTAGGTCTTGCACCAAGATACGGTGATCTTTCCGCAGATAATGCTGTAAACATTCTTGATGCAGGTGGATCAGGTTCTGATAACGCTTCTGTATATCTAGTTGTTTGGGGTGATCAAACAGTTTATTGTCCTTTCCCTAAAGGATCTAAAGCAGGTTTGATGCATGAAGATCTAGGTGAGCAAACTGTTTACAATAGTGATGGTACAAGGCTACAAGCTTTTGCTACACGTTACCAATGGAAGAACGGTTTGGTTGTTAAAGATTGGAGATACGTTGTTCGTATTTGCAACATTGACATTTCTGATTTAGGTGGAGTTACTGGTACTCAAGCGACTACTGCTGCAACTGCACTTGTTAAATTAATGGCAAAAGCAACTTACAGAATACCTAACATGGCTCTAGGTAGAGCAGCATTTTATATGAACAGAACAGTTCATTCTGGTTTGTCAATTGCAGCAATGGATAAATCACAAAATGTTTTAGAAATTGAAAAAGGATTAACACAGTTTGGACAAGCAAAAAGCTACTTATCATTCTTAGGTACTCCAATCAGACAGGTAGATTCCTTAATCAATGCTGAAGCTCGTGTAACTTAATAGTTACTTAGATTATTCTTTTATTTTTTGGAGATTTTTACAAAATGATTACAGATGCATTGCTCAGAGTGAGTGAAGATCAAGCGGTTACAACAACTGCTGTATCTACTAACACTATTGATTTAGGTGTTGCTAGAGACATAGGTGAAGGTACTGCTTTGTACATGAACTTTGCACTAACCGAAGCATTTGCTAACGGTACTAGCGTACTTTTTGAAGTAATTACTAGTGCAAGTGCAAACTTAGGTACACCTACTGTTATTGGTAGCAGTACAGTATTGGCTACAGCAGCACTTACATTAGGTAAGAACGTTGTTGTACGCTTAAATCCAGATATTGCTGGCAAAGGCCAAAGATATCTTGGTGCTAGGTATACAGTTGTAGGTACTATGAATGCAGGTAAAGTAACTGCTGATATAGTAGAAACAATTGGTGATGGACAGAAGTACTATGCTTCTGGCTTTACCGTAGCTTAAACTAAGAACGACTTATGCCTATTTACAAAGCAAAAATTAAGTGTTTCGTTGGCCAATCTATAAGAGAAGTTGACGAAGAATTTGAGTATAACGGAGAGTATTGCAAACATCTTGAGCTAGTTAGTGGTCAAGAACCTCAGACACCTGTAGCGTCTACTACACCTGTGGAATCTGAAGTAAAGATAACTAATTTAGAATTGATGACTAAAGCAGAACTTGAAGTTTATGGTCGCACTATCGGTATTGAACTTGATAGGAGACAAACAAAAGATACTCTTATTAAACAACTTGAAGCAGCTAGTAAATAGGTTTAGTCTTCTTATTTGATTTACAGGGGGCTAGTAGTATTACTGCTATCCTCCTCTTTTTATAGGAGATGTTATGGCAACTGAAGTAGATATTTGCAACCTTGCCCTAGCTCATTTGGGTGATGATGCAACAATAGCTTCGCTATCCCCACCAGAAGGATCAGCACAAGCAGAAAAAGCTGCACGTTTTTATCCAATTGCTAGAAACAGTTTGCTTGAAATGCATACATGGAATTTTGCAGCAAAACGTGGCAATTTAGCATTAACTACAAATACATTAGATCAATGGGATTATGCATATGTTGCACCTGCGGATATGATGTCACCTGTTTCAGTTATATCTCCAACAGCACAAAATGATTATGCTACAAGAATGTCAGCAGGGGATACTCCCGGAGGAATAACAAGTAATTATGCACCAACAATTGTGGCAGGTCAATATACACCACAACAGTTTGCAGTAGAAGGATCATATATTTATACAAACCAAGAAAATGCAATGTTGAGATATCAGGCATTTATAACAGATCCATCGTTATTTTCTCCATTGTTTGTTGTTACATTGTCATGGCATCTGGCATCAATGCTTGCAGGTCCTATTATTAAAGGTGATCAAGGAGCGGCAGAAGCAAAACGTAGTACACAAATGATGGTTAATTATTTAACAAGTGCAAAACAATCTGACAATTTACATCGAGATATAACAGTAGAGCATATAGTACCTTGGACTTCTGGGAGATAATTAATGCCAGTTACACGCAACTTTAAACAAGCATTTTCTGGAGGAGAAATATCACCAGAAATGTTTGGTCGTATTGCTGATAATAAATTTCAACAAGGTGCATCATTGATGCGTAATTTTATTGCTAAACCACAAGGACCTGCACAAAATAGACCGGGTCTTGCATTTGTAAAAGCAGTTAAAGATAGTACAAAAGCAACAAGATTATTATCTTTTACCTTTAATACTACCCAAACTATGGCTATAGAGTTTGGTGATCAATATTTTAGATTTCATACGCAAGGTCAAACATTAAATTACAGCGATGGCACAGCATGGAATAGCGGTACTAACTATGCAATAGGAGATATAGCTAAATATAGTGGTACAAATTATTATGCAAAAACTGCACATTCAAACAGTCAACCTCCAAACTCTACAAATTGGTATGCATTACCTGCTGATATGACATATGAAATACCTCATTCATATTTAGAAGCACAATTATTTGATGTGCATTATGTACAGTCTGCTGACGTTATGACTTTGGTACATCCTAGTCATCCACCTAAAGAATTAAGAAGACTTGGGGCTACACAATGGGAATTAAAAACAATAGATTTTGGTAGCCCATTAACTGCCCCTACAGGTGTATCAGTTAGTGCTTATATACCTTCTTCTACTAGTACAAATTCTGATACTTATGAAGATCATATTTATGTTGTAACTGCTGTAAAAGCAAATTTAATAGACGAAAGTAATCAATCCAGTAGTGCTACTGTGAGCAATAATATTTTTGTAACTGGTGCTAAAAATACTATTTCTTGGAATGCAGTTACTGATGCTTCAAGGTACAAAGTATATAAAGATCAAGGCGGTATTTTTGGTTTTATAGGAGAAACAACTACTACATCTATAGTTGATAATAATATTTCTCCAGATTTTTCTGTTACTCCACCAATCCATGAAAATGATTTTGTAGGTACTGGTAATTATCCCGGTGCTGTATCTTATTTTGAACAACGTAGAGTGTTTGCAGGTACAAATAATGCACCACAAAATATATGGATGACCAAATCTGGAACTGAAAGTAATATGTCATTTGGATTACCTATACGAGATGATGATCGTATTGAGTTTAGAGTTGCTGCTCGTGAAGCAAATACAATTAGACATATTGTTCCTTTAACAAATTTACTTATGCTTACAGGATCAGCAGAATGGAGAATTACTTCTGTTAATAGTGATGCTATAACACCAACATCTATATCAGTAAAACCACAATCATATGTTGGGTCTAATAATGCACAACCAGTAATTGTTAATAATAGCTTAGTATATACTGCTGCTCGTGGTGGTCACGTTAGAGAACTTGGTTATAACTGGCAAGCAAATGGATTTGTTACAGGTGATCTATCACTTCGTGCTCCACATTTATTTGATAATTTAGAAATAAAAGATATGGGGTTATCAAAAGCTCCGTTACCAATTGTATGGATGGTTAGCAGTAATGGTAAACTATTAGGTCTTACATATGTACCAGAACAAGCAATAGGAGCATGGCATCAACATGACACAGACGGTACGTTTGAAAGTGTAGCTTGTGTTTCTGAAGGCAATGATGATGTTTTATATGCAGTAATAAAAAGAACTGTAAATGGTAATAGCGTTAGATATATAGAACGTATGGGAACAAGATTATATGCAACACAACGTGATAGTTTTTTTGTAGATGCAGGTGCTACTTACGATGGTACTAATACAAATACAGCACAAAATGTCACTATATCTGGCGGTACAAATTACACAAAGGGAGAAAGCGTTACGATAACAGCTAATTATAATTTATTTACTGCTCCACCTAGTACCAATGATATTGGCGATGCAATTGTATTAGTAGATGGCACAAATTATTACAGATGCAATATAACTTCTACTTCAAGTGCAACAGTAGCAACCGCCAAACTTGACAGAGATTTACCTGTATCTTTGCGTAATACAGCAATAACAACGTATGAAGTTGCAAGAAATGTTTTTACTAATGGATTAGATCATCTAGAAGGCAAAACAGTAAACATCTTGGCAGATGGTGCGGTACATCCACAAAAAGTAGTTTCTAGTGGTTCTATTACTTTAGATCAGGCATCTAGTGTTGTTCATATTGGATTACCTATAGAAGCTGATTTGCAAACTTTACCTATGGCATTACAGGTAGAAGCATTTGGTCAAGGCAGAGTAAAAAATTTAAACCATGTTTGGTTACGAGTATTAGAAAGTTCTGGTATTTTTGCAGGTCCTAGTGCAGATAAATTAGTAGAAGCAAAACAACGTACAACAGAACCATATGGATCGCCACCAAATTTAAAAACGCAAGATATTAAAATTATGCTTACACCAACATGGCAAGATAATGGGCAATTATTTGTAAGGCAAACAGACCCATTACCATTGACAGTTGTAGGTTTAACATTAGAAGTAGCAATGGGTGGATAGTGTGACCGTAAACAGATATAGTGTGTGTATATTAGAAAAATAAGAGAGTGTAGAAGTTATGGCAACATCTGTTCAATCAACTACAGTAACAGGAACAAGCTGGAGTGATTTAAGTCCTTTAGGGCAAGCTGGAATTATTACACAAGGTTTTGGTGCTTTAAGTGGTGCTATTGGTTCATTTTATTCTGCAAAGTCAGAACAAAATAAAGCTAGAAGTTTGGCATTAAATTTAGAACATAAAGCAGATATGCTGCTTTTTAATAAACGTATGAAAGAAAGTCAAGCAGAATTTATAGGCCGTCAAGCAAACAAAGCGTTTCAAATACAATCAATAAAAGCAGGTAATAGAAGGTCTAGAGCTAGAGCATCATTTGGAGCTAGAGGAATACAGATGGGAGTGGGAAGTACTAAAGATGCATTTGTTAGTTCTGAAATATTAGCGACTTTAGATAAGCTTACTATGAATTCAAATAAGGTAAGAGCTATGTCTAATAAACGACTAGAAGCTGTTGATATTGGTATAAGAGCGGACATGACAAGTCTTAGTGCTAGTAATATGTTCCAAACGGCATCTTCTATTGATCCTTTTTTCAGTATGAGTAGTAGTTTATTAACTGGTGCAAGTAGCATTATTGGTAGTTTGCCACCTTCTATGTTTCTTAAAAAATAATTATGGCTAAAAGTGTACCTTTTCAAACAGCACCCGAAGTACAGTTAACGTCAGGTTCCGAAGTACAATTTTCTGGCGGTCAAGTAAAACCTAGTGAAGATGTAGTTTCTGGTGAAATAAAAAAACAAGGTCAAGCATTGTTAAACGCTGGACAAGTTTTAAACAAACTAGACGATGAGATAAATGATGCGGAATCAAAAATGTTATATAACGAGTTACATAGTGAGGTACAAAACGTAGTTACAAATTATTCAAATTTAAAAGGTGCGGACGCTGTTAAAGTTACAAACAAAGATACTGGTGCTACGTCATATGATGATAGTAATACATTAATTCAACAAATTTTAGATAATAAAGGCAAGCAAGCAAGAAACGGAATGGTTAAATTTATGGTTGAAAAAATGGCTTCTGTAACTGTAAAAGATGCTCAAAATAAAATGCTTTCGCATTCATTAACACAACAAAATAAATATAATTTAAGTGAAACAGAAACAAAAAGAGATACACATAAAGTCAATGCACAGATAAATTACAAAAATTTTGCTGAACCGGGTGGTGCATTTCAAACTGAATTTAATGCGGGTTTAAATATGATTGACGAAATAGCAACCTTAAAAGGTTGGAATACAGATCCTAATGCAATAGGTCCAGACGGTAAAAAAATGGGAATAAGTTCAAATTATTTAAATGCAATAAATGAATATATGGTTGAAGTTGCAGAAGATGCTCTTGATAAATTTAAAGAAGATGAAGATGCTCAAGGTAACAAAAATTTTTTAAAGTTTTTAAATGAATTAGTAGATAAAAAAGTTGTTGAAAAATACGAAGTAAGTAGTGAAAAAAACCATACAGCAATAAAAAATGAAAAAGTGGTAGACGCAATATTAAATAATAACGGAAATCAAAATGACGGTAATTATATAAATGTAGTAAACAAAACTTTATCCTTGTCTAGTAATCATTCTTATGAAGATGGTGTAGGAAATACTGTTAATGACGGTTTAAATAGCGGTGAAAATGATACTACTAATAAAAAACAAACTGAAAACATAGAATTATTAGAACAAAAAAGAAGTCAATCTTTATTTTTTAATTTAGATTCTCCAAAAATTGGTACTTTAATACCTCAACATGAACCAACACATATGTTTGCTATAGAACAGATAGGTGTTGCTAAAGCTGATTCTTTATATTTAAAAGCACAACGAGAGTACGAATTACCTGAGTTTGAAAATAAATTTTCAGATACTAAAGCAGGTCGTAGAAAATATGCAATAGCTAAGAAAAAATTTGAAGAAGAATTTTTAAAAAACCCAGAAAATGAAAATGTTATAAAGGCAGCAATATTAGATAAATATAATGAACTAATTGTAAATGAACATGAAAATAAATTTAATAGATTTTATGGGGCAACAAAAGACACATATCCAAATGCACCTAAAAAAGAAGATTTTGGGTCAGGAGCAAGTGGATCTAAAAAATACAGAGAAGCTAAAAAAGAATTTTTTAGTAATCCAGAAAATATAGTAAAAGTTAACCCCGGTGTAGATGCTGAAAATTTAGAAACTATGACAGGTGAAAAAAAATACCAAGGAAGATGGGGATCAGAACAAGCAAAAATAGAAAAAGAAGAAAAATTTCAAAACCATCAAGACAAGGTTGCTAATGATTTACAAATTATAAAAAATGGTGTTGATTATAATGCAATTATTGAAGAGCCAAAAGTAAATTTTATAACAGGTTTACGTCCATTAAATGATTTAAAAAAAGAAATTAAGGCAACAATCACAAATAAAGAAGAACAAGAAGTTGCATTAAAAGATTTAGAAGTTAAATACAATAAAATAGCAGAAGAAAAAACAGCAATTTATAATGAGAAACGAGATGCTGCAATAAAAATAGCATTTGCTGAACCAAATGGTTGGAAAAATCTTGCAGCTAATGGTATTAAAATAGATAATTTTACGGAAGAAGATCAAACAATATTCAAAGAAGGACCACCAGAAGAATCAGATTTAGATACACAAATTAAATTAATTGATAACCCAGCAGAAGTTAGAGATAATTTAAATGCACACAGGCATCGTTTAAACCCTAATACTTATCTACAATTAGAAAGATATTCACAAGATTTAAAAAATGAAAATAAATATGTTGAAGCAACAGGCGATAAAAATATGTTAAAAAATACTTTAAATAAAAATGACATGGGCGATTTACATACATCTGAAAATAAAAAGAAAAAAGCAAAATATGTAGCTATAAATGACGCATGGATTAATGAAATTAACGCACGACAAATAGCAAAAGGCAACGTTAAATTAACTAGAGGTGAAAAACAAGATGCACTAAATGCTGTTTTGTTAGACACAGTTAATATTGACAGGTTTTTTGGGGACACAAAAAATGAAAATATTTATTTTGTTGATCAAGATGATTTACAGGACGTTTATGTTGATGTACCGTTTGATGGTCAAAATGAAAGAGTCTTTATAAGCAAGATCCCTGCCCAACCGGGAAACAATGTATTGAAATTAATTAAAGCTTCTTTACGATTAGCAAATGAACCTGTAACGCAACAAAATATTGCTGAATATTGGTTGATATCAGGAAAAGCAGAAAATGAAAAACAGGCTAGAGAAAATATTTCAAATTACTACATGGATAAATAATTATGTCTGATAATCCTTTTGACATTATAAAAAAATCACCAAGTCAAAACTATGGTAATGATAATCCTTTTGACCTTATACGAGAAAAAAGAAATCAAAGAAATGATAATTTAATAAAACAAACTTTAAATGCTGTTTCTAAATTAGATCCTGATAGAACTGGTGAAGCACAAAAATTAGCAGAGCGTTTAAATTTACCGTCAAACATTGCTTTAGATAGTGATGAAACTTTAAGACTTTTAAAAGAAAGAAATAAAGAAAGAAATATATATGAATTGGATTTAGCACAAACAAATCCTATATTGATGCGTCATTTAACTGATCCTGATTTTGCAGCTATAGCACAAGATAATGTTGAGCAGTTAGGTCTTATTGAATCAACATTTTCTGGAATACAAAATTTTCCTGAGAACGTTGGACAAGGTTTTGAAAAGGGAAGATTAGAAGCTGAAATGGGTAAGCTTGGATTTCAAAAAGGTTTAAACGTAGAGTTAGGTAAAACTAATGAATCTATAAATAAACGTATAGAAGAAATTGGTGTAAGACTAGCAGAACTAGAAGGTGATGGTTCGGGTCTTTGGGAAAACACAGGTTCTATTGTTGGTCAATGGTCACGGACATTACAAGAATCAGTAAAATATGGAACGGCAGGTGCTGCTACAGGTGGAACACTAGGATTAGCAGGTGGTCCTTTTGCTCCTATTACAGTTAAAGGTGGTGCAATTACTGGATTTATATGGGGATTAACAACAGGCTCTGCAAAAGAAGGAGCAATGATAGAAGCAGGTCATCAATACAATGAATTAATAGAAAATGGTATTTCGCACGAAACTGCAAAAAATGTTGGAATTGCAGTTGGCCTTGTAAATGGTGGATTAGAATTTGTAGGTCTTGGTCTGGTTTTAGGTCCGGCAAAACAATTGTTAATAAGAGCAACACTAAAAGAAGTAAATAAATCTTTGAGAAAATACACAATGCAGCAGGTATTTAGAACAGCAGGTACGACTGCTTTTCGTAATTGGGCATCAGAAGTTGCAACAGAAGAATTACAAGAATTGGTAAATATTGCAGGTGCTGATTTTGCAGATTATTTTGATACAGGTGAGTTCGAAAGTAAATTTGCTACAGAAAAAGGTAGAGAAGAAATAGCACAAAGACTTGCTGCTGTATTTGAAAAAGTTGGTACTGGTATGATTCCACTTGCAGGTTTAAGTGCAGGGCCTACATTTTTTTCAAATAGTACAAAATCTAAAGAAGCAACAAAAAATACTGCATTTGTAGAATCACTAGCTACTTTATCTGCTAACGATAAAACTAAAATTAGAAATCCTAATAAATTTCAAAAATATATACAAGACGTAGCAGACGGAAAAGACGTTCCTAATATTTTTATAGATGCAAAACCATTTAATCAAGCATTAAAAGATAACGGTATAACAACAGAACAATTAGAAATGTTTTCTCCGCAAATAGCAAATGATTTAAAAGATATAAATGGTACTGGAGAAAGTGGTGATCTAATAATACCAACAGGAGAATATGCAACAAACATTGCAGGTACTCAATTAGGTAATGCATTACAACCTCATATTCGTGTTACAGAAGATAGTTTTAGTGCTACAGAAGCAGGGGTATTTGAAACTGAAAAAGATACATTAAAAAAACAGGCAGAACAAATAATAAATAACGATGAAAATGCAAAAAAAGAATTAATAAAAGAAGGTAAAGCTATAGAAGAAAATATTACACAACAATTAAAAAATGCAAAACTAAAAGCTTTTACACCTAGTCGAATTAAATATTTAGCACCTTTAGTAAGAGATTTTGCAATAGTGCAAGCAAATCAATTAGGAATAAAACCTAGTGAATTTTTTAGTAAATATTTTTACAACATAACTACTGACGATAAATTTAATAAATTAGCAGAAGAACAGTTGTTTAATCAGGATGGCACGGTAAAAACAGAATCACCTGCGTTTAAAAACTTTTTTGGCCAATCTAAAATAGTTGACAAAGATGGTTCTCCTTTAGTTGTATATCATGGAACTACAGACAGCATAAGCGAATTTAAATTAGATCATCCGCATAGATTAGATAGTGGTTGGTTAGGTACTGGAGTTTATGTAACTGATAATATTCTCTTAGCTGAACAATATACAAAATTAAAAAAAGAAAGAATTAAATCAGGTCGTTTACCACCCGGTCCTACAGATCCAATAATTATGCCTTTGTATGTGCGTTTAGAAAATCCATACGAAGCAACTTTAGAAGATAAAAACAAAATTAGAACAGGTCAAATAACAGCACAAGGATTTAGAGATCAATTAATTGCACAAGGACATGATGGTGCGATAATGCCGGGTCAAATGCAAAATGTTAGGGAAATAGTTGTATTTGATCCTAAAGCAGTTAAATCAACAGAAAATAGTGGCACATGGAGAAGGGATCTAGCAAATATATATAAACAATTAAAAGCTGATGATGAGCTTTTTGCACAGAGAGGTAAACAAAAACAAGGTAAGCCAGTACCAGAAGCTGTATTTCAAATTGCAAAAATAACTGAAAATTTTGATTTTGCAACTAGTAAACCATTTGGAACTATTAAAGATTTTAAAATAGAAATACAAAAGAAAGTCAACAATGAAGCTAAAAAAGGTAAAGTTAATGTTTCTGAACCTACCGTAGAAGTAGAAAAATATTTAGTAAAAACATTATTAGCAGATGCTCAATACGCTTTAGTAGAAAATCCAAACGCAATAGGTTGGTACAACGAAAAAGTTACAAAAGCTAAAAGGTTATTAGCAAAAATACATCCAGAATTAACTACTGATGCAGCATCAAATTTTGCTTTTACTTGGGCATTAGCAACTACATCTAACGGTATAGATGTAAATACAAATTTTGACCTTGCAGAAGATGTGTACAGTTACTGGAAACAAAATGGTAAGTTTCCAACACCTTATGGGCAGGGCAAAGCAGGTCGTGCTATGTCAAAAAGTTTTAAATTAATAAATGAATTAATTGAGAAAAACGGTGTAGAAGATGTAGAAAAATTTATGAGTACAACACATACAGTAAAAGAAGTAGAAACATATACAGGTGTTGAAGTTACAGATTTCGGTAAAACAGAAATAGTTTATGGTGCTGCTGTTATTGGCCCTAAAATAGGTAATGGATTTTTTGCAAATCTATATGGTAATTATGAACAACTAACTTTAGATAGATGGGCTATGCGTACATGGGGTCGCATGACAGGTACGTTAGTTACTGATTATACAAAGCAAGCTAGAAATAAACGTGACCAATTAAAACAATATATAAAAGCTTTAACCAAAAAACAAAAAAAAGAATTTGAAACAATCCTTGGTAGAAAACTTACATTAGGTGATTTAGATGCAGTTGCAAAAAGAATAGAGACTAGAACAACCATACCTGCTAATCGTAAATTAATGGCAGCAATATCTTTAATTCAACCTGATAACAATGTTGGTGAAATAATAACAAACATTAAGGGTAAACCTATAAAAGGTGAACCCAGAATAAGTATTGGAGATGAAATTCGTAAGGCAGGTAATTCATTGGCAGGGTATTTAGATGGTCAAAAAGAACAGCCTAAAGGACCACCAGAAAGAAGATTTATAGAAAAAGTTTTTGGGCAAGTGTTGCCAGTATTGCAACAACAAGAAAAAAATCTGACTATGGCAGATTTGCAAGCACTTATGTGGTATCCAGAAAAAAAATTATATGATACTGCAAAATTAAAAGAAACAGTAGTAGAAACAGGTTACGAAGATAACGCAGCACCTGATTATGCCAATGCTGCTGCAAGTTTAGTTGCTAGAATGGGTATATCAGAAGCTGACATACAATCTACATTACAGGAGGTAGACAATGAGTTATCAGTACAATCCGAGGAGCAATCAGGAGACACACAACGAAATGTTGGAGAATCTGGATCTGTACGAGGAGTTGATACTTTCCAACAACAAGGACTTGAATCAGAAGGAACAAACATTGACGAGACCACAGGACTCCCCCTTAATGCAGACGGAACAGTTACCGTCTACCACCACACCAGTAGAGCAAACGCAGAACGAATCAAAGATACAGGTGAACTCAGAAGTGCTTCAGAACCTGATGTCTACGTTACCACCAGAGCTATCGCAGATACTGGCTATGGCGATACAGCAGTTGCCATCAGAGTCGAACCTTCTAGACTTAGTCTCGATGATGAATTCCCTAACGGACGAAGAGATTACAGACTCTCAGTTGGAAAGCCTAGAGGATCTATTCGAGTAGATGTAGGAGAGTTTGCACAACAACAAGAATCTGAAGGTCCTAGAGGACAGTTTAGCCCGACAACATTAACAACAATACTTACACAAGAAGCAGATTTTTCTACGTTTTTACATGAGACAGCACATTATATGTTGACCGTTATGGAAGACATAGCAATGTCTGGAAAAGGTTCAGAACAACAAAATAATGATTTTCAAACATTGTTAGACTTTTTTGGTGTTAAAGATATACAAACATGGAGCAAGTTATCGTTAGACGAAAAAAGAAAATATCACGAAAGTTTTGCATATAATTATGAAATTTATTTATTTGAAGGCAAAGCACCAAATAATAAATTACAAGAAATTTTTAATGAATTTCAAAAATTTTTAAAACGAATATATAAAACAATAACTGATGAGTTAAATAAGCTATACAGACAAGAAAACGGTACAGATTTACCAATACTTACTGATGAAATAAGAAGTGTAATGGATCGTATGATTGCTAGTGAAGAACAAATCACACAAGCAGAAGCAATATATGGAATGAAGCCTATGTTCCAAACACAAGAAGAAAGTAATATGGATGACGCTACATGGAAAGAATATAGCGATGCAATAAAACAAGCACAGGATGAATCATTGCAAAAATTAACTGAAGCTAGTATGCGACAAGTAAAATGGCTAGGTAATGCTAAAGATAAATATATTAAAAATTTACAAAAAGATGTAGCAAATACTAGAAAAAAAGTAATGCAAGAAGAAACTAATAAAATAGAAAAAGAAAAACTATATCAACTACACGCATTTTTAAAACGTGGTGAATTTATAAATGATAATAACGAAAGAGTTGTAGCAGGTGACGGTTACAAAATAGATATAAATTCTTTAAAAAATTCAATACCATTTTTTGATATGAGTGAAATTATTAAAAAATTTGGCCGTGGTAAATATGG